GGCTCTTAAATACGCCTGTTGCGTGGTACTCGTGACACTGTTCGTGGAGTTCGTAGTCAAGGAATCTCCAGGAAAGTTTCTTGTCTTCAGGATGTAATCAACCGTGGTTTCAGCGTCGGTAGCCGTAATGTCAATGTCCGGGATCAATCGATCTACGAACATGAACTGCTCACCATCCCCAAGGTCGAAGTCCGCCGACTCAATGAAAGAGGTCATGGCGGAACCATCCGCGTTGTCCCCCTTCTCCTGAATATAGACGTAATTGGTACTGTCCTCCTGACCACAGCCCCTTGGATTGTCGTGTATTCCATAATCCACCCACGCTGTCCGGGAAAGCGTCCCTAGATCCCAAGTGTTCTCCGTGTAGTTGAACTTGACGTAGCGGTCTATCTCATCCGTGGACGATGAAGGATAGAACCAGAAGACCTCGTCAAACATCTTGTTGGAGGCGGCGAAGCACTTGAAGCTCTGGTCTAGGTTTATGTCGTCGAAGACGTAACGGAGAAGGGTACAGGGCACAACCTGAACGCGCCCTGTGTAAACGTAGAAGTTCTCACGGTCCATCCAGAAGACCTTGTCCCCCACCGCAACCGTTGCGTTGGGACCAATAATGGAAACATTGTTCGCCACCATATTGATGGCGAATATATCGGTTTCATTCCATGTCATGGAATGAAGGGCCGTATCCGTCCAGATGAGCATCTCGGAGCGGGTCTTCTTGGCCGAGATGATCTCTGACCCTGAGGAAATGGTCAAGAAACCAGCATCAGAGCCTGAAGTTACCGTAAAATTGAAAGGTTTCTCAAGATCCGACCACCGGACGTGTAAAAGGTTCTGGTCCGTCTCGCCGACTTCATTGCAGCCAAAGCAGACAATGTATCGACCTTTGTATGCCGTCATCATACGGCGAGTGATGGTAGGCGCATCAGAGGCCGTCGCCTGAGACGCGAACGTCGTAGCACGCGCCCCTAACCCAAGGGTCTTATACCAGAAGTAAGGAGCACCGTCATAGACATTGAAGACAAGATCCTCACCCCAGTTGTCCTGGGAATACAGGCGTATGTTGGAGCCCACTTCTGCCGAAGTGGTGGAAGCCTCCCCCCATCCCACAAAGTCATTGGCCTCTTTGACGGCCAGAGCGTCACTATGAGAAGCCGCTAGAGTACCCCTGACCCCTCTGACCACACCAGCATCAATCGTATCGGAGGACTTCCCAGTATATTGGATCAGTTCGTCCTCTATCAGGACCAGACCAACAAATGTTATGGCGGCACCACTCGAAGAACTCGCCGCCGTAGTTCCATCAGTGCCCCTGGTCAAATCGGCAAGTACGTTACTGGCGTTGGTTCCGTACCTGATCTTCTCACTGCCAATGAGGACAGTTCCCTTACTGGGGAAGCCGCTGGAATCCGCCGCCGGGATAGAGGCACTTGAGGCCGTCAGATTGGCCCCTGTTGTTGTGGCTGCTGTCTCGAAGTCCGAGGCACTTGTTAACGTGAAGGAAGTGTCAGAATCACTGATTCCGCCGCTATCATTGAGAGTGGTCTGAGAATATCCCGTGCTCAAACCACCCCATAACCCTGCTCCAAACCCATTGCCTGTTACAACAGTCCCAAGCCCTGTGTTGATCTGGTACTCCGCGACAACGGAAGAACCACCACCTGCCGTAGTCCCAGACGATGCGGAACCTCCCGTATCAACGGTATAACTGTTGGAATCTATGGTCGTAAGCTGATGTTCTGTGTTCAGCAGAGCCGCTGCAATGCCGTCTGTTGTGGTCGCACCGCTAAAAGTAACGTAGTCATTATCTACCGCGCCATGACTCGGCGCGGTCACCGTTACGATGCCGCTTCCCGCAGACCCGGTTGTGAATGGATTGGCTCCAAGCGTCGTCGTTGCGCGTACAGGGGTAATGTCGTTATAGCCGCCGCCATCCTCTATGTAGAACTTGGTTTCCGTGCCAAGGCCCATGTACTTGGACTTATCAACCGCCGCCCAGACATGTAGAGAACGACCTATCCCCTTGATCGTATTGCTACTGAGCTTTTCCCAACCGCCCATCTTTTCAGGACGCCCCTTGCGGAAACGAATAAGGTCGGAGTTGTACCAACCATTCTCATCGCCATACGAGGTGGTTTCCCTATCCACTCCTGGCCTAAAGTTTAATTTAGCCAGCGGCATTGTACTAATCCCCTAGTTCAGGCCAATCATATAGAATGCCGCTTTTCTTGCCGTCTTTGTCATGCGTTACCCAGAGCTTGGCTATGTCATCAACACTGGATGCTGCGTCGACGGCGTCTTCCATCGCCGTTGCCTTTGTACGGATCGCATCACGCCAAGTTTGAGTATCCGAAGGAATGGCTGTTCCCTTATCAGCCTTACGAACGATCACCCAATCGGTCTGGGCAAGCAAGGACCCTTGCTGTGTTTTTACATCATTCTTTAAAGTAGATTTAAGGCCAAGAACCTTACTTTCTCCAGATCCAGAATCATCTAGGCTCTTTGCTTTGGAGGTGATCTTACCATCACTGCCCATTGACCAAGTATAAAGACGAGAATCAGGGGGCGTTTCGGGAATAATCTCTGTTATCCCCATGGATTTCTTCTCATCGGCAGACCAGATATTCCAGTTACCAGGATGTAATACTCCATTATCATCTCTCCAAGACTTTCCGGGTCTTATACTTCTGCCGTTATATTTCCACATAGCTTAGTTCTCCGTTATATTGCCGTAGCTGGTGCCACACCGGTACCAAAAGTACCTCCATGACCACCGAATGGATTCTTAGCCCATGCTGCAAAAACATAGGTCGAGCCAGAAGTGTTAAGCTGATTGGCACCATTCCTAATTTTAAAACCATTAGACAATAGATCAACATCTTGTGAGTCAGCAGAAGACTGTGCAGCATCTGTTGTATCCATCCTAAGATGATTAACTGCTGGGTTACCGATAGGATTCTGCTCTGGCGACATCATTGTCCAATTGTTAGATGCATTAGTCATCTTCTTAACCAATAAACCTCCAATATTGTGCGTTAAAGAGATTAACGTACCGTCCGCATCGCCATTACCTGTATAAGATCCAAAGGTGCTAAATCCCGCAACCTCTGCAAAAGAATAACAAACATATGTGCCGTCAGCTAATCCACCTGCCGCATCACCAATCACAAAATTAGTTGAGGTCTGTGTTCCCCAGACATCAGTTATTGATTGCTGTGTGACAGCAGTATCTAAAATTAGATAGTTGGCTGTTTTAGAAGTTAAGTCCTGATGAAAAACCCACCAAGAAGTAGCGGCGTCCGTTTCCTTAAGCATCGCAAAGGCAGGTACTAAACCCATACCATGAGCAATTTCTGTCTCTGATCCTTGCTCATGACTTACACTAGCATTGATTCCCATGCCTGGAGTTGAACCCTCCTGAAAATGATAATCCATGAAGTCCTCAGTATTATCATTATAACCACCAGCACCAGTTCCAATCATATAACCATCCGTTGCACTAAATGCTGTTACACCATTGCTGTCTTGAGTTTGTGCAGTAGCAGCATCAGTATTAATTTCATAGGTAGCCCCTCTCCCAGTATCAACTACCTTCCATTCATCAGTCTGATCCATGTTCTTAATGATGATCAGATCAGTACCAAACTGGCTGTTGCCTGTTTGTGTAACAGCACTAGAAAAGGTCAGACCAACACCATCACTCAATGACTGCGCAGAACTCAAAACAAGATTATTTTGATCCGATAAAGACGCAACTGTCACACTCCCACTAACTCCAGTACCTGTAACATACATCCCTGCTGCAATTGTTCCTGAATTACCATCCACCACTAAAGTGGTTGTACTACTCGTTGCCCCATTCACATCAGCGGTTGCTCCCGCACCATCACCAGTACGGGCATTAGATTGGAAATGGGCAGAGGGGTCAGCAATGGAGGGAACAGCAAGATTGGTTGTACAAATATCAATGTGATCTGTACTTGGTGTTTTCGTGTATGAAGCCTGACCAAAGTTGAGTGTAACTGTTCTACTGCTGTTGCCATATAATCCAATACAAGGAATAAATCCATGTGTGTTAGAGATACCAGTTGATGTTGTTTCAACACTCCCACCATCTTTGTACCATTTTATGGTCTGTGCGGAGTAATCTAGCTCACAGGTAATGACATCGCCACCAGTCCACGTTGCCCCCTGACCGGTAGTATAGCTATTTAAATCGTATCTAGTCTGAGCATCATCCCAAACATGAGATTTGGCGGGGAGGCCCAGCACGGAACGTGCATCACTCACCGTGTACGGATGATCATCACGAAGAAATCCAATATAGGCACTACTGGCTAAAGTTCCGGTCCAGGTCGCTTCAAAAATCCATTTCCCAGACGTAATCATTTGCGACCCACGATACAAAAGCCAAGAGGTGGTGGTTGGAAGGGCATACAGATTCCCATCGCCCAATCCAAAACTAGATCCAGCAGGTGTAAGCCCGATTGAGGAGAGGGTGGAATAATTATTCGTTGGGGTATCTGTCATTTGATCAACATCAGCCAGCCCAGAAGATGTAAAATCATTATTATTTCCAGATACATCGTTACCTAGATCACTGTCATCTGCGAAATCTAAAAAGTGACCAGCAGTCCCGAAGTCCAACCCACTAACATTTAAAGGCCTGTACACCCCATTGCTATCTAATTCAATGAGGCTTCCATCAGATGGGCTGGTGACAACCGTGCCATCCATATAACCACACTGGGCCAGATAGCCATCAAAGAACCTACCAGTACCATTTTCAAAATCTCCGATCTCGTATCTCGCACCCGAGGTCCCGATTTCAAAAACATCATCTTGTGCTAGTGAATCCGCAGTACTCTTATCCCAAGCTGTAATCTCCGTGTTCCAGTTCCACACTTTAAAAATCGGAGTTGATGGCACTGTGTTCATGGTGAATGTGAAAAAATACCATGCGTTAGGATCTCTAAAAACCCTGGTTGATTTCCAATCAATCGTTAAAGCAGCCGAGGTGTCTAAGAAATAAAGTCGGAGTTTGTCATCCGTATTGAATTGGAACATCACCGTGTTCGTATCGGACCCGTTATCAACAGTCATAAGCTGTTGCAAAGTACCCAGGACTCCACGTTTACAATACATGAAGATGGTCCAAGTCTTTGGCGTTCCAGCATCTCCTGAAGTCCTGATGAGATAAGAACTATCAGCAGAATTGAACCGGCATGAATTAGCAACTTCATAGCCAGCATCGACGCCGGGACTAGCGAACCACTGTGAACTAAACATAGTCATTAACTAAAAGCCTTCTGCACGGCACCGATCTGGATACTGCTTGCGGCCTTTACAAAGTATGGAAGGACATCTACAGCAGACGCCGCTGTCGAAAGGGTAATGCCGGAACCTCCCGCTGTCTCATAGTCCGTTCCAAAACTTAGCGTTCTTGATCCTGTTCCGTCCTGAATACAGACAATCACACCGGCCTGACCAACCTGCTCCGTAGTGGGATTGTCGAGGGTCACATTGCCAGTTAACGTCAGGACAAAGTTCTGGTTAGCCGTGAAATCAAGGGTGACATTTCCGGTGTTGCTCGTGTCCGTGTCCGTCTTCGCTAGAACAGTTCCCGCGAAGGTTCCCGTGGTTGTGCCCGTTGCGATAGAGAACACGGTGGCATCAGCGTCATTTTTAATTGTGACATCTGTGCTGCTACCTTGCCCCGTCAGTATCAGACCCTCTGCCGCAGTATAGCCCATCGCAGCATTATCAGAGGCTGCCGTATCGCCGTCCGCATTTACGGTGGCGGCAGTTACATCCCCAACGATGTCAACATTCGTTGCACCAGTGGCAATCGTAATGACATCAGCATCCGCGTCATTCTTGATCGTTACATCGTTGGTGCTACCCTGACCGGTTAATATCAAACCCTCTGCCGAAGTGTATCCAATGGTTGCGTCATCGCCAGAAGCAGTATCCCCAGCTACGCTCAACTTTCCGGCAATCGTGACATCCGTACCGCCTGTGGGGATCGCAATAACGTCACCATCCGCGTCATTCTTGATCGTTACATCGTTGGTGGATCCTTGACCCGTCAGAATCAGACCTTCCGCCGAGGTGTATCCCATCGCGGCCTTGTCACTGGCCGCTGTGTCACCCAGAGCGTTAAAAGTACCGCTTGAGGTAATGTCGCCAGAAGCCGTGATCGTTGCCAATGCCAGATTGGAGATGGCATCCACAATCGCTGCCCCGGAACCCGCCCCATCACAATAAACAACGGCGGTCTTCCCGTTCGCTATGGTTATGTTCGCGCCACTGCCTTGAGTCAGGATTGCTGAGTAGGGTCCACTGGATCCTGAATCCGTCGTGGCATTGATGAATATGAAGTAGGCCGCAGCAGTGTTGGGAGCTATGGTGACCGTGTTATCGGCACCCAAAGCGCCTGTGAATTTAATCACACGATACATTCCATCTTGAAGATTTTCCGTACCAGACCCCGGAGACGCTTCACGAACCGTCAGAGTATGCGTCGATCCAGAGAGACCAACCGCCTTATATGAGGCAATCCGATCCAGGATATCAAGATTATGGTTGGTGGTAGTCCCCCACGCTCCGGACTGCTCCCCGGAACCAATCTTCTCGATGCCGTAATTCGTTGTGTATGAAGATGCCATGACTTT